TGCTGCTATAATGCGTGCGTCTGTCGGGGCGTAGCGCAGCCTGGTAGCGTACTTGCATGGGGTGCAAGGGGTCGGAAGTTCGAATCTTCTCGCCCCGACCAGACAAATCAATGACTTAGGCCAGCCGGTGAGCTGGCCTTTTTCTTGTCCGCGAAACTCGGTAAGAAATTTGGTAAGAAAAAATCACCGCACCGCATTGGTGCTTACCGGCCTTTGCTAGACTTCTCATTCTGCCATGCTTAGGCGCGAGCGCTATTGCCGCCGGTAGCGCTACTCGATCAATCAGGTGGTTCCCATCGTTTTTTTGGCGGAGCAGCTTGAGCCTTGCGGCCGTCAATAGCCGACCTCGGCACTATCGGCGCGTTGCTTGCGTTGAGCCAAAAAGGCAACCCTTGCTTGCGCAGTTGCTCAACCTGCTTGCGCTTGTTTTTCCACCCAGTCAAGGTAGCAATCTCTTCGTGGGTCAAGAAGGTGTCGCTCACTTTTTCGCCTTTGCGCGTGTCCCGCCGGCGGCGAGCATCGGCGAACTCGGATCCCATTCCTCTACCCAGCGCTGTGCCGCTCGCAGGTCGATCCACAACCGCCCATCCACGATTTTGCACTGGTTCCCATTCAGCCACTTTCCAGCCTTTCGCCTGGCCTGCACCGCGTCAATGCTGTCGCCGGTGAGTTCGACATACTTCTCCAATTTGACCCACGAAACAGGGTGCTCCATTTGGTCCTCCTTCGTCTCAGTCGGCGCGGTATTCAGCGGTGGGCTCGACCCACCAGCGCCTGCCGATCTTGCGCGGCTGCGGCTGAATGCGCCCTTCGTTGACCCATCTGAAAAGTGTGTTTTTATGAGGCGGGTGGGAGAACGTCGCCTGCGCCCACTCGTCCAGGGTGACATATCGCGGCGCTACCTGGGCGCGCTTGGCTGGAGCAAGAGCGCCCAGTTCCTTTGAGGCTCGTTCCCGTGCCGATTCGATCCGAAGCTCTCGCGGTCCGTCATACTCAGGCAACGGTATCGGTGGAATCGATTTTCCGGCCCGGATTGCGTTCCAGTAACCGCGCGGCGGCACCGGGATAGCGAGCAAGCGGCACGCTTCGGACAACTTTGCCTGGGTAAGGCCGAGCTTGTAGGCGAGCGTTCCCATGGTCTGCGTCCATAGCCGTCGGTGCAATTCTTCTCGGTTTAGAATAATTGCCATCCCATCTGTCTTCCACAAATAATTCGAAAGAGTATATGTTTTTGACACGAGACGAGTTGCGGGAAATGACCGGAAAACAACAGTATCGATCCCAAGCGAAGGTGTTGAACGCCATGGGGATTACGCACAAGATCAGGCCTGACGGTACGCTGCTGGTGCTACGGTCGCACGTGATTGAGCAGCTGGGCGGGCGCGCAGCATTGAAGAAAGCTGAGCCGGAGTTCGTGCCAAATTGGGATGCTGCCGTCGCGGAGTCCTCTTCGCGACTTCCACCACGCGCGGCGAAGGGTAGGGCTCGCGACAAAAATTCTTGACAACATACCCACGGCAGACCTATTCTAAAAAGGCTCCGAGAAAAAGGAGCACGGGTTTGGCGACTCGGGAAGCTCAAGGCGGTCAACCGCCACTAGGCGGTATTTTTACGTCCGTTGCACCATCGCGTCTTCTATGAGCGGCAGTGGTGGGGATACCTTCGGGTATGCCGGTTTCCTTGTGCACCGGTTCGCCAACCCCGCCATTTGCTGCTCTCCCCGTTTGGCGACGGGGCGGGCGGTTCACCACCGCACAGGAGGCCATCATGGTCAATAGCACCCCCGCATCTAGCGCCAGCGCGCACCGTACTTCATCCCCAATCAACACCATCGCATCGCTGCTGTCCGAGCTGCAGCGCGCCGACACGATCATCAAGGTCATGCTCAACGCCCTGACGGCCGAACAGAAAGCCAAAGTACACGCCCAACTGGATGCGGCTGGAGTGTCCGGTGAAGGCATGGTGCGCGCGAATGAGCGCCGCGCCGTCATAGAGGCGGCCAGCGCCACGCAGCACACGCAGCTCGCGAACGTGATCGCCGAACAGGCGGCCGATAAGTTGACATCAATGCCGACTAGGAATAGTTTACACAATACTAATTTTAAGTAATTAGCGGAAACATAAACCAAACGGGGATTGAGATGAGCGCCAGTCACAACACCAGCCCGATCAAGCACGCGTTGCAGTCGAACCTGCACGGCCCGCCCGCCGCCGGCTAGCGCGATACCGCCTTCAAAAATGGAAAAAGCCACCCGGTGTTACAGCACCGGATGGCCCCTCACGACCTAAATTTTCTTAGGAGTACATCATGTCGAAGTTTAAGAATAGCACAGAGATACTGCAAGGCAAGGAAACGCTAGGCGCAGTCGGCGCAGTCGGCGCGGATCAACCGGCGCTGCCAGCGCCTGACCTGAAGTTCATCGGCAGCGTGAAGGTGGATTACGGTCAGCTCAACATCAACCGCCACTATGCGCAGGACCACACCATGATGCGCGCCAGCCAGCTGAGCAGCTTGTTGAAACTGATCGGGGCGGATGAGTTCGCATCGTTCGATAGCTTGGCCATGGGCGCGCGGGTCGGCTTGCTCTGGCTCGCGTCGTCGATGGCAGACGAGCTGGGCGCCATGATCCCTGTGGTGGTCGCCGACGCTGCGCAACGGGAAGGTGTATGAGCCGCCGCGCCACCACGCCGGCATCGCCAGCCGAAATTACCCAGGTCGACCTTGACTCGGTTCTTAGCTCGATGGGGGATGCGGCCGACGACATCAACCTCGCCACCAGCATCCTGAACGATCTCGTGCGTATGGAAGAATGCGATCGCATTCAACCCATCGACAACCGCGCCGCGTCGCTACTCCGGGCCGCACGCCGCTACATCAAAGACATCGAGGAAATTGCGACCATCCTGACGGACTACGAAGTCAGCACAGCACAACAAGGAGATGTAGCATGAGCGCCCTTATCATCAACGGTTGTGAGCAGGTCACCGTCTTGGATGTTGAATCCGTGACCACCAGCGCCATGGACCAAGCGGACGCGCTTGCCGCACTGTTCCGCGCCATTGACCTCCTGAGCGAGGGCAGGGACATCAAGACCTTGTGCCAGCACGGCGCCCGCGTGGCTTTTGAAATCAGCAACGACGCCGACTGTTTGCGCGAGCGCGCTGTGAAGGCTGGTTTTGTCGGGAGTGCAGCGTGAGTACCTCGACCACCATCACGCCCGTTGCCGGCTCGGCCGCCATCCAGGCGGCACCTGCCGCACCACTCACCGCCGACCAGCAGCGCCTGCTTAGTTATTTCAACCGCTTGGACCGTGCGAGTCAGGAGTACATCTTGGGTCACGCTGAAGACGTAGCGGCGCTCATTCAATCACGGGCGCCAAAGCCCAGGGCCTTTCGCGTGATTTCGGGAGGTGCATCATGAGCACCCGGACATGCACGGCAGCGGCCGACCGCGCCGGGTGGGCACCAGTAGAGGTGGCAGTCCCTCAAACTGAGGTTCCGGTGATTGTTTGGAACAGCAAGGACCGTATGCCGACGAGGACTGCTGGAACTCGATGCGCGACGGCGCTCCGTTCGATCAGGGGGCGGTGACGCACTGGCGCACCTATCAGGCTCCGGGCGGCGCATCGTGAACGCCGCCGCAGAGATGTTCAACGTGGGCGGCACGCCTCACTAGAACGCCGCCCCGGCGATATCCAAGCCGAGCGCGCCCGATGTCGTCGGCGCGCGCGGTATTGCATCAATTTCAAATGACCGCCAGTTAGGCGAATAGTGCAAAATAGAAATTTGTACGCGGCACCGAGAAAATCAGATGGAGCGTCGCCTAATATGTCAAGGATGAAAAATAGGAGGTGGTATGAGGTGGAGAACGGTTCCCGTCGCTCAGTATCGTGAACACAGCGAAGAAACAAAAAAAATTGCACACGCGGCTGCATTAAAAGCCATGTTGGAGATGAAAACTGAGTTTGTTGATGTCGCCGGTGATGGTCTTTCCGGACTTGGGAAGAAATGGGAGATCCATTTCCGTCACGCCTATGGAGCACTGAGGGACCGATTCAGGGATCAGATTGATGATCTAATCCTCTTGGCCGCTCGGTCTGATAAATACACGTCGGTCTACGAGGCTTCGCTTCAACACGCGTCGGCCGGACAATCGGTGTTCGATGAGCGCGTCGGGGATACTCAAGAAGTGACGTGCGGGGGATTGTTGGCACGACACTATATTAATGCGTGTACAAAAGAACTGCTGGCCGGCACTTCGTTTCGCAATTTCCCTGGCACTGGCGATATCTTAGAAGCATTATCGGTAGACCGAATTATGCAGGCATCTCTTTTCATTGATACTGACCCGAAAAGAGTGCTCGATCTTCTTGCTGACGCGATGTCTGCGAAATTTATCGCCACCCAGGGCAATATGCGCCTTGAGTCTTTCTTTGCCTTGAAAAATGACAGGAGAGCCAATGCGAAGAAGGTGGCAGCTTCCGGTGGCGCGGCCAAAGCCGCAAAATTCGACGTCTTAAGGAAGGAGACCATTCGTTTATACAAAGCCGGAACCTGGAATGACGGCGTGCCGGCGGCGGCGGAAGAGATCAAGCCACAGATTGTCGAATTCTCAAAGAAGCACGGTCCCCAGCTTAAGCCCGGGACTAACAAGCCGCTGCAGTGGATTCGCGCCTACAATAAATCGCTGAAAAAGTAGTGTCTGCTAAGCACAAGCAACTATGTGCTTAGCAGTAAAAGCATCATGCTAAGTTGACGCTCTTTTATTGTAGAAAAATGTAGCGGAAGATGCATCCATCGGCCTTAGTTGGTCACTAATCGGATGTAATCATGTCAAGACCCGTTCACCGCATGCCAGCAATGAAGGAAGTCTTCGGATTGGCAGACTCAACAATCTATCTCCACATCTCCCAAGGTTTGCTGACCAAGCCAGTTAATCTCGGCCCGCGTGCGGTTGGTTGGCCAGCTGACGAAATTGACGAGATCATCAATGCTCGCATCGCTGGGCAAAGCGAAGATCAAATCCGATCGCTCGTAAGTCGCCTCATGACTGCCCGCCAGACCGCAGCGTAAGGACTCCCCCATGAAACCACTTAAAGACGCGGCCGAGCAACCGGCTGGCGCGGGGAGCGCTCGCGCCGATAAAGTGGTCGATGCGCTCTGCGAGATGGCTGTGGCCGGCCTCAATCCCAAGACTTTGATTGAGGCCGGCGCAACGCTGGAAAACGTTGTGGGATCGGCGCCGGCTAGTCTGACCGCTGCTCTAAGCGCTCAGCAAATTGCTCAATAAAGTCGTGGCAGAAGTTTGCAATTTCTTTGCCATAGGCGTTTTGAACGCTGCCCTTGTCAACTAAGAGGTTCGGTTGGTTTTTGATGAGTATTTCGAGAAGATTTCGCGCGGTGTCGCGTGCATCACTTTTGTTCATGAGGGGGCTTCCTTTCAGAAATTGTTGAGTGGAATTGACAATTTAACATGGCTCGGAGTCCCCGCCCAATAAGCAAAACCCGGCTGGGCGCCGGTAACGATCACAAACGGGGCGGCGGCTGCGCAGCCGCGACTTGGCGATTCCAGCCCGCCGGTCACGCCCCGACCCTACAAGACGGCTGGATGGAAGGTTGGAAGGAGCAGCATGTCAGAGCAAATATTCTCCATTGATGCCATCCGCGATGCCGCGCGCGCGGCGTACCGCGCACGCCTTTCGACGGACGCGTGCCCGTATCCAGATGGATCACTCGCCGCCGCGCACTGGCACTACTCGTTCACCCATCTGGCGGCGTTTGAGGCGGCTATGAATGGTGATCCATGGGTGGCGCCGCCACCACCTGAGTGCGGGGCTTTGAGCGGCTGCGGCGTCAGCGCCCCAAACATCCGCGAAATCATCACCCACAGGAGCAGTGCATGCTAAAGCACGAATGCACCGGCCCGAACGAGGCCGGCGAGTATCTGATCACCTACCTGACGCCTGGCTGCAGCATACGCACCGTGGCCGGTGTCGCACTCACGGCCGCCGGTGCCGGCGCGGAGGTGAAGCGGCTGAATGACCTCCAAGTGGCGCGCGAGAAGGCCCTGCAGGCTGACCGATTGGCTCGAGGTCTAGATGGTACACATCCAGGATTGGCCGATGCGTTGGCGCACGCGCAGCGCATCGAGTTGGCTGAGGGCGCTGAAAGCGCGGACGAATGAACTTTTACCCGCATCACATCGGTGACTTCGATCGGGCCACCAGGCACCTCACACGCATCGAACGCAGCATCTATCGCGATTTGCTCGATGTCTACTACGACACGGAGCAGCAACTGACACTTGATCAGGCCGTGCTGTGCCGGAAAATTCTTGCCCATTCCAACGACGAAGTAACGGCCGTTGAACAGGTGTTGAACGAGTTTTTCACGAAAACGCCAACGGGTTGGTATCACCAGCGGTGCGAAGAGGAGTTGGAGAGCTATCGAAACTCGACAAGTCAAAAATCATTGGCTGGAAAGGCTTCTGCTGCCAAAAGAGCATTGAAAAAGCAAGAAGCGCTGAACGGGCTTTCAACGGTCGTTCCAACGGTCGTTGAACAGCCGAATAACGGCACTCCAACTAACCAAGAACCAAGAACCATTAACCAAGAACCAGCTACTACACAGTCGTCTGTCGACGACGTTCGCCAGTGCCCGACTGACACCTTGGTGAACCTGTACCACGAGCTGATGCCGCTGAATCCGCAGGTCAAGGTCGTCAACGCAACGCGGAAGACCGCGATCAAGGCGCGCTGGCTGGAGGCATCAAAGCTCACGTGCAAGCCTTTTGGCTACACGACCATGGCTGATGGCCTTGATGCCTGGCGGCGCTTTTTCACGATTTGTGCTGACTCGCCGTTCCTGACTGGTCTCGCGCCACCGTCGCCTGGTAAGCCCCCGTTCATTGCCGACATCGATTTCATTTTTGCGCCCAGCTCATTCGCAAAAATCCTCGAAAACAAATACCACCGAGAAGCATCTTGACCGACGACACCACCATCTTGGCAGCGCCACCGCACAGCATCGAAGCCGAGCAGGCCGTGCTGGGCGCCATCCTGCGCTACAACGACGCCTTCGACCGAGTCGGCGACCTGCAGGCCAAGCACTTCTATCGCGAGGACCACCGTGCGATCTACCGCGAGATCGTGCAACTGGTATCGAAGGGCCAGCCGGCCGACACAATGACCGTTTGGGGCGCGCTGCAGAGCCGTGGCGGTGCGACCATCGACGGCCTGGGCCCGTACCTCAACCAGATCGCGCAAAGCGTGCCCAGCGCGGCCAACGTGGCCACCTACGCCAAAACCGTGGTCGACCGTGCGCTGCTGCGCGCCATCATCCAGGTGTCCGACCAGATCAGTGGTCTGGCCTTTCGCCCGGCGGGAAAGAGCGCCGACGAGGTGCTGGACGCGATGCAGTCGATGATCACGTCGCTGGCCGAGCGGCGCGTGCGCAACGAGCCGCGCATGATCCGCGAGATCCTGCTCGAATTCATCGAGGGGATGACGAAGCGCGCGGAAGGACACGAGACTGCCATTTCGACCGGCATCGAAGACCTGGACCGAATGTTCAATGGCGGCCTCAGACCCGGTCAGCTGATCATCATGGCCGGCCGTCCATCCATGGGCAAAACCGCGCTGGCCGCTGATGTCGGGCTCAATATTGCCGAGACGAAGAGCGTCGTGATGTTCAGCATGGAGATGGAGCAGCAGGAGATCGCCGGGCGCGCGCTGGCCAGCCGCGGCAATGTCGCGCTGACCAAAGTGATGGGGCGCATCGGCGACGACGAGCAGGAAGTCTGGAACCGCATCAGCGCCGGTATTGGACGCTTGGACAGTGTGCGCTTCTCAATCGATGGCACGCCGGCCATCACGCTGCTGGAACTGCGCATGAAGGCGAAGGCTTGGAAGCGCAAGCATGGCCTGGACGTCATCCTGGTGGATTACATCGGCCTGATGAGCGGCGCTGAAGGCGATAACCGATCTGCTCAAATTGGCCAGTATTCACGCGGCCTCAAGGCCCTGGCCAAGGAGTTGGGCGTCGCGGTGATCGCGCTGGCGCAGCTAAATCGGAAGTCAGAGGACCGCGCAGACCGGCGCCCCATGCTGTCCGATCTGCGCGACTCGGGCGAGATCGAGCAGGACGCCGACATCGTCATGTTCGTGCACCGGCCAGAAATGCACAGCCCGGGCGTCGAGCAGCTGCGCGGTTACACCGAGGTGATGATCAGGAAGCAGCGCAGCGGCGCACTCGGCGACGTGCACCTCATGTTCGACGGCCCGACATGCCGCTTTTCGGCTTGGTCGGGCGCGCCGCCGACGCAGACCGAAGCGAAGCAAAGCCGGTCCAAGTTCTAAGGTTGACAAAAGGAGAGGGAATTCCGATGAGTGTTGACGTTTTTAAACCGAAGGGCTGCAAGGTCTGGCACTACCGCTTCCAGCTGAATGGCAAGCGTGTGCAGCGTACGACGCGCGAGGCGTCGAAGACCCGGGCCGAGGCCGTGGCACGGCGCGCCTACGACGCCGCGGTGGCGCGCGACAATGGTGGCCAGCCAATGGTAACGCTACGCGAGATCATCAAGATGTGGCTGGAGGTGCACCGGCCGATCTATAGCGCGCACCATATTCGCACGGTCGATGGATTCGCCAGGCTTCACCTGTACGACCTGGGCGACAAACGGATTGACGCGATCACGACCGCCGACGTGGAGAGTGGTCGCAACCAGCACCTGCAGAGCCACAGGCCGGCCAGCGCGAACCAGTGGTTGCGGATCCTGAAGCTATTGATGCGGTGGGCGGTCCGGCGCGAGATCATCCCAGCCTTGCCGTGGAACGTCGCGCTCATCAAGGTGCAGAAGGTGCCGCGCGCGCTGCTACCGGTCGCGGTCGCCAAGCAATGGCTGGAAGAGGTAGACAAGCTCTCGTCACGCACGCCGCGGGCTGGCGCGGCTGTGCGCCTCATGTTCGGGCTGGGCTTGCGCGAGAGCGAGGCGATCTCCGCCCGCTGGGAATGGCTCGACTGGTCACGCCAGCTATACACGCCCGGCCGGACCAAGGGCAAGGAGGCGGATGCGCTGCCAGTGCCGGGCTGGCTGATCGACTACCTTGAGCCACTCCGCCAGGCCGAGGGGTTGATCGCAGTTCGTCCCGATGGCCGTCCTTTTGTTTCTGGCTTCGCCCGGTGGGCGATGCAGCGCGCCAACGAAACGTGTGGCATCAGCGGGATCACGCCGCACCGCCTGCGCGGGACGTTCGCCACCCTGCTGTCGGAGAGCGGGGTACCGGTCCAGACCATCCAGCGCGTCATGCGCCACAAGCACTTGCAGACCACGCTGAATTACCTCGAAGTGAATCTCGACCTTGCGGCGGCGGCCCAAAAATCTATCGGGGAGCAAATCGGTTTCCGTGCAGAGAAAACGGCGGGCGACTCAAAACCGATGCCGTAAATAAAAGGCCCTGCACGTGATAGTAAGTCATCCGTTATAGACAAGGCGAGGCGCGGAAAGTGCCCACAACACCATCTCCAAAACGAAAAGGAACGACATGATCGAATACATCAACAAGCGGATGATCGAATGGGCCACCTGGTGCAAGCGGCGCACTGATGGTGGAATTGGCTACCCGTCGCAATCGAGTTACTGCAACCTGGTGCAGATACATACCCAGGGTGGTTCCGGCCGCATCACCGAGGCTGCCGCCGCGCTGGAAATTGAAGGCATCATCATCGCCATACGGAAGACGAACCAGGCCCAGTACGATGTCGCCTACTGGTTCTACTTGGCTGGCAACTTCACGGTGAAGCGCATCGCTCAGGAATTGCGATGCAGCGAGGTCACGGTGTACAACCGCCTGCATGCGCTTCATACCGCGGTGATGGAGGCCTTGCAAGACATCGATATCGCCGCGCAGGACCGCCTGGCGCAGCAGCGAGAACAAGCGAAAACAGTTGCTTGACCGCCTTTAGTGTTCGGGTTATATTGTGCTACTTTCCGATTTCTATGGAATGAAATAAGAAGCCACCCAAGCGGTGGCTTTTTGCATTGGCGCCATCCTTGCGCATCCTGGCGCGCAAGGAAACGATCTGCCGGAACGTAATCATCCGACCCCAAGTACGTTAAGCATCACAGTACAGAGAGCTTGGCAGATTGAATACAGCAAGTAGGCTCGTTCGAGAAGTAGCCAGAATTGTTCGTTGTTCATTAATAGCCTTGTAGGAGTTGATATTCCTAGTGTGGTACCGATACGAAGCCATTTCCTCTGGTGGTTTTTCCGTGACGAGGGTCTTCAGAGTCTCCTTGTTCGGCCCCGCGCCGGACCTTGCCGCCGTGCCCGCGCGCTGCGGACTTTTATTTGAGGTGTCGCATGTCGCTATTCGCGTTGATGCTGATCTTATTCAGCGCCGATAAGCCCGCACCGATACCCGCCGCGCCGCGCGCGCCCACAAGCACCTGGCCATACCCATGCACCCGTACCACTACCGCGACCTGATTGTGCGCGCCGTGCACGCGGGCGACGGCAAGGTGCTGGAGCAGCTGGTGGTGCAGCTCAGCGATGCCGCCCGGGCCCGCGAGATCCTGCGCGCCAAAGGGTACGGGTTGACCGGCATGTCGGCCAGCGCCACGGCGGCGCAGGTGCCGCTCAATCACAACGGAGAACAAGATGGCTGAGATGAAACTGAAGATGGAGATCGAGGGCTTGGCCGATGCGGAGAAGCGTGTGGCGGCTCTGCATACTCAGTGGTCCCAGATTGCCGTCATGGTGCACGACTACAAGGACGCTGCCGTCCTGTGTGGGCAAGTGGCCAAGTTGGACCTGGCCGCCGGCGATACGCTGGTGGTGATGACGCCCGGCCTGATCAGTGCCGAGCAGCGCGATCGCTTCGTCGCGTACGTCCGCTACGCGGTGGGTAGTGATGTGCCGGTGCTGGTACTGGACGGTGGCGTGACGATGGCGCAGCTCAGCGCCGAAGCGATTGATGGCCGCACGGCCTAAGACCGTCTGCCGCAAGGTGGCATGTGGTGCACTGGTCGATGAGCCAGGCTACTGCGCGAAGCATGCGCAGCATGCCGTGGGCTGGAATCGCTCGCATGGCGACAAGAGCAGCAGCGAGCGTGGGTATGGCGCCGACTGGCGCAAGCGTCGCGCCCGCGTGCTGTCACGCGACTGTGGGCTGTGCCAGATCAAGGGGCCAGGCTGCACCTTCGTCGCGCGCGAGGTTGACCACAAGGTCAATAAAGAGCGTGCACGCGAGATGGGATGGTCGGACGACCAGATCGAGGACGAATCGAACCTGCAGTCGGCCTGCCCGACCTGTCACGCGGAAAAAACGCAGACGGAAAGAGGGGGGCGGGTCAAAAGTCTGGGCGCTGCGCACGCAGGACCGACTGGGTAATCAAACTTTTATTTCCACAAAATTCGTGTTTTGGATTTTCGACCATGGGCAGACCTCGCACCCCCTCGAACGTGCTTGATGCGCGCGGCGCCTTCAAGAAAAATCCGAACCGTGCGCGCCCGGATGAGCCCGAATCTGAAGGTGAAATCGGCGATCCGCCGGAGTGTTTCACCGAAGATCAGTGCGCTGCCTGGCGGGATTTTGCACGGACGTGTCACGCCGGCGTCCTTGGCAGTGCGGACCGCATTGCGCTGGAAATCGCCGCGGTGCTGCTGGCGGATTTCCGGGTGAACCTAGAATTTCCGGCAGCTAAGCTGGCCCGGCTCGATTCATTGCTCGGACGTTTCGGCATGACGCCATCGGACCGGTCGAAGGTGAAGGCACCGAAAAAGGAAGCGGCAAACTCATTCAAAAAGCTTGTAAAGAAGCGAGGCGCTGCGTGATACATGGCAAATCCCCACGTTACAGCTGCGAATCGCTACGCCCGCGAGGTGGTGGCGGGGAAAATCGATGCGTGTAAATGGGTAAAACTGGCGTGCCAGCGGCATTTAACCGACCTTGAGAAGAGCAAGAAGGCTCGCGCCAAGTACAAATTCGACGTCGCTGACGCCCAGTCGGTGTGCGAATTCATCGAATTACTGCCCCATACCAAGGGAAAATGGGCTCAAAAAAAGGAGCTAATTGTCCTGCGGCCGTGGCAGGCGTTCATCTTCTGCGTGATTTTCGGTTGGAAGCACCGGAAGAATGGGCGCCGCCGCTACCGCAAGGCCTACATCGCCGTACCCAGGAAGAACGGCAAGTCGATCATCGCGGCCGGCATCGGCCTCTACATGTTCGCTGCCGATGGCGAGTTCGGCGCTGAGGTGTACTCCGGCGCGACTACCGAACGGCAGGCTTGGGAGGTGTTCCGTCCGGCGCGGCAGATGCTCGAGCGCACACCGGAGCTGCGCGAATGCATTGGCGCGGAGGTGTGGGCCAAGGCGCTCGTGACGCCCGAGGATGGCTCCCGATTCGAGCCGGTCATTGGCAAACCTGGTGATGGCTCGTCGCCTTCGTGCGCGATCGTGGACGAATTCCATGAGCACGACACCAGCGACCTGGTCGATACCATGGAAACCGGCATGGGTGCTCGCGACCAACCGCTCCTGCTGGAGATCACGACCTCCGGTTTCAACATCGCGGGCCCCTGTTTCGACCAGGAGAGTGACGCGAAACGCATGCTTGAAGGCGTGCTTGATGACGAAGAACTGTTCGCAATCATCTATTCGATAGACGAGGACGATAAGTGGGACGCGCCGGCGGCGCTGCGGAAGGCGAACCCGAATTATGGCGTCTCTGTTGGCGAGGATTATCTCCTAAGCCAGCAGCGCCAGGCGGCGCAAAGCGCGTCTAAGCAGACCCGTTTCAAGACCAAACACCTGAACATCTGGTGCGCGGCCAAGTCGGCGTGGCTCAATCTGCTGGAGTGGGGCAAGTGCGCTGACCGCAAGCTGCGGCCGGAGCAATTCAAGGGCCAGCGCTGCTACCTGACGCTGGATTTGGCCAGCCGCTCGGACGTGTGCGTGATCATGCTGATGTTCGTGCGGATCATCGACGGCAAGCAGCATTTCTACCTTTTTGGCAGCTATTACCTGCCAGAGGCCGCGATCGAAGGTGACACGAAAAACCAAGACACCTATCGAAAGTGGGTGATCGAAGGATTCCTGCTGCAGCATGACGGCGCGGAGATCGACTTCGATCTGATCGAGGAGGATACGCTGGCTCTGGTAGCTGAGTACGGGCCCGACGAAGTGGTGTTCGACCCATACCGCGCGGCGCAGCTGGAACAGAGGCTTACCAAAAATGGAGTCCTCGCAGTCGAATTGGGGCAAACGGTGAAGAACTTGTCGCTCCCGATGAAGGAATTCGAGGCCGCAGTGAAAGCCGGCCGCGTGCACCACGACGGTAATCCGGTTCTCACCTGGATGGCCGCAAACGTGGTCGCCAAGCTGGACGCGAAGGACAATATTTATCCTCGCAAGGAAAAAGCTCACCAAAAAATCGATGGCATCCTCGCCTCGCTTATGGGTGTAGCCCGGGCCATTTCGGGCGCAGAACAAGACGGGAATCTCGATGACTACCTTAACGCACCAATCAGCACATGAGCCTGCTTAATTCGATTGGATCATGGATCACCGGCCGGTGGCTGGGGCGCGGCGGCGCCATATCCGAGACCCCTGGTACGCAGATGCCAGTACCCGGGACCTCGCTCATCCCCGACCTGGCGAACGTGGGTGTCGATGGCGCCCTGCAGATCAGCACTATCTGGGCGTGCATCGACCGCCGAGCGACGACGGTGGCCAGCTTGCCGTTCTTCGTCTACCAGCAAAAAGGAGGGGAGAAGACCCTGGCGCGCACAAGTCGGTTGTACCAGCTGCTGCACGATTCGCCTAATAGCCGCATGACGCCACTCGAATTTTGGCGCGCCATGATGATGAATCACGACCTGCGCGGCCGCGCCTACGCGCGCATCGACAGGGACGCCCAAGGCGAAGCCCTCGCGCTATGGCCGATGCCGGCGGACCAGACCGAGAGCCGCGTGCTGCCGGACGGATCCATGGTCTACCTGTATTCCTTCGGCAATGACATCGCGGTGCTGGACGCATCGAGTGTTCTGCACATAAAAAATCTCGGCAATGGAACGGAGGGGCTGGCAAAGCTTGAGTTCATGCGCGCCACGACAGACGAGGCGGCGAAGGCCCAGGGCGCGGCGAGTAGCTTATTCGCATCGGGTGGCAAGCCAACCGGCATCCTAATGATAGACAAGGTCCTCAATCCCGAGCAGCGCGCCACTGTAACGCGGAACTTCCTGAACATGGCCGAAGGCAGCACGGCGCGCCTGCACCTCCTGGAAGCCGATATGAAGTACGAGGCGTTGTCGTTGACGCCGGAGCAGATGCAGCTACTCGCGACGCGGAATTACGGAGTAGAGGAACTATGCCGATGGTTTGACGTGCCGCCAGTCCTGGTGCATCACGCGAACGTGACCGCATGGGGCACTGGCATCGAACAGATCGTCCAAGGCTTCTACACCATGGCAATTCGTCCGATGCTGATCAATATCGAGCAGGCGGTGCGCAAGCGCGTGATGACGCCGCGTCAGCGCGTCACCATGGTCGCCGAGTTCAGCCTGGACGCGCTGTTGCGTGGCAACCCGAAAGATCGCGCGGAAATCAACGCTAAGAACGTGCAGAACGGTCTCAAGACTCGTGCGGAAATCCGCCAGCTTGAGGGTGATCCATTCATTCCGGGCACTGACGTACTGACAGCGCAGAGCAACCTGGTACCACTGGAAATGCTCGGCAAGATCAAGCCCGCGTCAGGCGGCAGAGGCGACGACATCGCGCAATAACAAGGAAACAATTATGGAACACAAGCTGCTCGCACTGACCGCTGTGCAACTGAAGATGGCGGAGGATGGAGGCACCTTCACCGGCTACGCCTCCACTTTCGGAAATGTCGACTCCTATGGGGACACGATCGTCAAGGGCGCTTACGCGGACACGCTCAAGGTGAACGGCATGCCGAAGATGTTCTTCAACCACAACAGCTACCAGGTCCCGATTGGCAAGTGGACCAAAGCGATCGAGGACGACTACGGCCTGCTGCTGACCGGCGAATTCACTCCCGGTAACCAGCTGGCCCAGGAGGTTCGCGCTGCGCTGCTGCACGGCACACTCGATTCCATGTCGATCGGCTACAGCCTGACCAAAGGCGACTACGACGAGACGTCCGGCGGGCGCACGATCAAAAAAGTATCCCGTCTGGCGGAAACGTCCATCGTGACGTTCCCCGCTGATAAGTTCGCCCGGGTGGACCAGGCCAGCGTGAAATCGTTCAGCGACGAGATCGCCCTGATCGAAACGATCCGAGATTTTGAATACTTCTTGCGGGATGCAAGCGGGTTCAGCAAAGGGGCGGCGCAAGCGTTGACCGCCCGCGCCAAAATCCTGTTCGGCGCGCGGGACGCCGCCGGCCAGGATGAGGCGAAGCAGGCGGCAGAGATTCTGGAGCGAATCCAGCGCATAACCGCATAGACGCGCATTCCGCAAACCACTGCCGCCTACGGGCGGCTTTTTCATTTTGAGGGTCATATGAAACACAAAAAGTACTTCGGCATTCCGCTGCGCGGCATCTTGCTGCTGGGCTTCGCGGCCATCCTGTGCGGCGCCCAGGCGGCCGGCATCGACGTCCCCGCACTACTGGGCCACGATGCGGCTAATGCGATCGGCCTGTCGGCGCTGCTGTTCACGGGCGAGATCGATGGCACCGCCATCATGAAGGCGCTGGATGGCGTGGAAACCAAGCTGAAGGACATGTCGACCAAGGCTGACGCTGAACTGAAGGACCTGGGCAAGATTTCCACCGAAACCAAGAACGCAATCGAGAACCTGGGCATCGAGCAGCGCACGCTGGCCGAACGCCTGCTCGCTGTGGAGCAAAAGGCCTCCGCCCCGGCCGATGACAAACCGGCGGCGGAGAGCTGGGGTGAGCAGTTTGTGAAGGGCGCCGGCTACGGCGACTTCCAGAAGAAGACCAGCCGCGGCTCGTACGGTCTGGAAGTGAAGAACACGGTCACCAACGCGATCGGCAACACCTTCAGCGAGCGCCGCCCCGGCATCGTGGAAGGTGCATTCCGCGTCTTCACCATCGAGGACCTGCTGGTTTCCATCCCGACGTCGTCGAACGCCATCGACTGGGTGCGCGAAAACGTATTCACCAATGCCGCGGCCGAGGCGGCCGAGGGCACGCAAATCGGTCAGTCCAGCATCACGTTCACCCCAGGCACAATGCCGGTGCAGAACATCGCGCACTTCATCAAGATCACGCGCCAGCTGGCGATGGATAATGCCGCGCTCGCGGCCTACATCAACCGCCGCATGGTCTACGGCGTAAACCTGCGCGTCGAAAACCAACTTGTGTCCGGCAACGGCACCACGCCGAACCTGAGCGGCCTGACCAATGCAGGCAACTTCACCGCGCACGGCTACACGGCGGCCAGCCTGACGGCCCTGAGCTTGTCGCCGACGAACCGTTTCGACCTGATCGGCAAGATGATCGGCGACTGCGCGCTGGCCGACTACCCGGCGGATGTGATCGTTCTGAATACGGCCGACTGGTGGACCCTGCGTCTGACCAAAGATTCCCAGGGCCGCTACATCCTGGGCGATCCGGGCTCCGCTGTGGCGCCGATGTTGTTCGGTCTGCCTGTTGTGGCCAGCAACGCGATGCCCATCGACATGGTGTGGGTGGGCAGCCTGGCGCAGGCGGCCACGTTACACAACCGCGAAGGCATCGCGCTGGACCTCTCGGACTCGGACGAGAACAACTTCCAGCTCGGTCTGGTGAGCGTGCGTGCGATGCGTCGTGCTGCGCTGACCGTCGAAAAACCCGCTGCGGCGCGCTACGGCGACCTGACCCCGGCATAACCACCGGCCGGGCGGAGGCCTCGCCCGGCCCATGAGGAGATTTCATGGAACAGGTAGAAATTGAGATCACCGGGCAGGCGATCACAGCGCAGTACGGCACGCTAAATTCGGGCGCAGTGCTGCGCACCAGCCCCGAGTTCGCGAGACACCTGGTGGAAGACTGCAGCGTGGCTAAGTATCGCGGCGCCAACGCGAAGCAGGTGGAGCACACGCCCACTGCGACCTCGCACCCATCCGACGCGACAACGGCAGCTGCAGCTACGCCCGCCGCCGACCCGGGCGTCAAGCGCAGCAAGGCACGTAAATGACCAACTGCCTGTTCTTCGCGGTCGCGCTGTTCTGGCGCCGGCGTAGAACGGGCAACCGTCGCTACCTGGCCATCCGCTGGTCTGATTCCGGCAACTTCCCGCACTTCCTGTACGCCGAGCTGCGGCGCGGCCGGTGGCGCGTGATCAGCTACAAACCCATCTTCCCGAGCCCTCGCACGTGCCCGCCGCTGATATTCAGCGGCCGCGTGTGTTGGGGCGACCTACCAAAGAGGTAAATATGCAACACGACAAAGGGAACGCGCAGGCATCGGCCGGCGCGTCGATCGGTCGCGCCGGTGATCAGGCTGAGCAAGCTCAAGCCCGGGGCGTCTACACCGCGCGCTGCTATGACGCCGACGGCAATCTCAAGTGGGAGGATGTCTTCGACAATCTGGTGACCACGGCCGGCAAGAACGACATGGAGGACAAGTACCTGGCCGGCAGTGGCTACACCGCCGCGTTCTACCTGGGCCTGATCGCCGCGACGAGCTATTCGGCCGTGGCCGCCGGCGACACCATGGCATCGCACGCTGGCTGGCTGGAAGCGGGCGGAACCAATGCTCCCGCGTACTCGCAGTCAGCTCGCCCGACTGCCGCCTGGTCGGCCGCATCCGCCGGCGTCAAGTCCCTTAGCTCGCCACTGTCGTTCAGCATCACCAGCGGCGGCACGATCAAGGGCAGCTTCCTGACCACCGTCGCAACGAAAGACGGTACGACCGGAATCTGCTTCAGCGCTGGCCTTTTCACTGGTGGCGACAAACTCGTGGCCAACGGCGACACCCTCACCGTCAGCTACTCGCTGAGTATTTAAGGAGCCACCATGCCACTCGCACATAAGAAGGGCGACCCCGTTCGCCAGAAGGTTGTCGTCATCGAAGGCGTGGTCACTGACGTCAAGATCGTGGACGGTGACGTCCAGTTCGAGGTCGCCTACACCGGCGCCGACGGTGAGCAGCATGCCCGATTTTTCGCTGAGGGCGAGATCGAGGCAGTGCCGGCAGCGGGCGCGGCAGAATGACCACGCTTCGCGACCAGGTGCACGCCGATCCGCGTTGCGCCGCCGCGCTGGCAGCCCGCGACTGCGAAGATCTGGCCCGGATCATGTCCGAGGGGCGCACGCGCAGCAATGCGCGCGAGATCGGCAACGGCACCATCTTGGAGGTTCTCGGCCTCGATGCTGGCAATGCGTTGCTGGACGTGATTAACACCGACGCGAAGTTCCGCTACGTGAAGCCGCTGGTAGAGCAGGGGCGGCTGCTGATCGGCTCACCACTGGTGCAGACCACCTTGCAGACGATGGTTCCGGCGCTGCTGACCCAGGCGCAGGCCGATGCGCTGTGCACGCTGGGGCTGGAGCCGCACCCGTACGCGCCGCAAGAGCTGGCCGAAGCGCTATTCAATGCTGATGGGAGTCAGAAATAATGGCCGCTACCAAGAATCGCCGCCAGCTATCGGCAGCCGGGACGACCGTTGCCGCAAATACTTCAGTCGCCGCTGGCGAATGGAATATCAGTACCGCCTACTTGGGTAGCCGCATGGTCGTCCGAATCACCAACGGCGCCAGCGCGCCGACGACCGCGCCGACCGTCAAGTTCTTCACCGGTGGCGTGACGGGTGAGAAGGTGCTGGTATGGACCGCAAGCGGCGATACGGTCGCAAATAGTGTCACTGATCTCACGTTCGTTGCCGAGCAAGGGGACATGTTCCTCAATGCAACCGTGACCGGCGGGGCCACGAACGGCAGCACATTCGAGGCGTTCGGGCTGGAAGCGACTGGGCTGTAAGCAATGCGCTATACGCAGCCACAAGGTGGGGCGGTCGCGATTGACTGGGCGAACCCCATCACGCGGGGCCTGCTGAATGTTATCGATGGCGTATCGGGCCGCGACCTCCTGGCGGGCGGTCCAACTTCGGACTCGACCATTAGAGGAGTTGGCGGTTCCGGGGTTGGTGAGCAATTTTCCACTTCGGCATATTCCATCTTTCCCTGCCAGCGCTCGCAGGTCGCAGATAAGTGCACATATTTTTTGCTGACGGACTTCGATAGTGCAGGCAATAGTTTTTTGTTTGGGGACGTGGAGGCGGGCAATGTCGGCTATAACGCAGGACTGTATAGCAACGGAGGATTTTTCAATTTCTTCGTAAAAACAGGGGGCTCCGGTTCGTCTGCGACAAGCGTCACATCGGCAATCCCGGTAAAGAATTTAAGATTTGGGGGCACGTACGACGGCGCAAACATCAGGATATACATCAATGGTGTTGCTGAAGGCTCGGCTGCAAAAACAGGCAATGTAGATGCTGGAAGTTTTTCGTTAAATTTGAATCGCTGGAACGCGACCAGTGGGCACACTGGGCGCGCTTACCTTGGCCTTAGGTGGAGCCGGGCGCTATCGGCTGCGGAGCATAAATCCCTGGCGGATAACCCCTGGCAGATATTCAAGTTTCCTCGACGGCTATTGATGCTGGCATCTTCTGCCGTTGCACTTGTCGAATCCTGCAGCGCCGTCGACAACTGCGGTGCAACCGTGATCATGGCCACTTCCGTGGCTGAGTCCATCGCAGCGGCTAACGTGCTGGCTGCGTACGGCCTGTTCACCGCGCAAGTGGCGGAGGCTGCTGCCGGCACGGATTCCACATCTCCAACTGCAGCGCTGGTCGCGTCGCGAGCTGAAACGCTGACGGCCAGCGATGCTACAGCGACTGGCAGCGCGACCTTCGCTGGATCGGTGAGCGAGGCAGGCGCGGCTTTGGATGTGCCGGCTGCCGCTGCGCAGCTCGCGGCCCAGGACTCGGAAACAGCGGCGGCGGCCGACAGCCAGGGCGCGGCGACTGTTGGCGGGTTACTGGTCTCGGAAGTGGTCAGCGCCGCCGAGGTGGCCAGCGCCGTATCGCTTGCGGCAGTTGCGATCGCGGAAGGAACAGGTGGTGCCGAAACAACGGGCGCGGCCGCAGTGATGGGCGCGACTGTCGGCGAGGCTGCCGCGGCGGCTGATACATCCAACCCGGCCGGCGCGACGATTGCGGCGGCCATCACTGAATCAGGCGCAGCAGCGGACCAGAATTCAGCGTTGATGATCGCAGTAGCGGCCAGCCTGGAACAGATCACAGCCAATGCGAGCATGGCGTCGATGATCAGCGCCGCCGCATCCGTCACGGAGGCGGGCATTGTCTTCGACACCGCCTGGGCAATTGTCGCCGGCCAGGTCGTCTATGCGCGTGCGCCAGCTGGGCCCGGATACACCCCTCGCCGAAATGAAGAAACGACCCGGCCCGCCAGTGGCCAGACGATTCGCCCTGTCGCAATTCAAAGGAATAATCGATGACCTCAGAACGGATCACGCCGCCGGCGGCCCTGGCTGTATCGCTGGCCTCGGCCAAGGACACGCTCCGCATCGACATGGACGACACCTCCCTGGATGGACTGATCACGCTGTGGATTAAGGGCGTCACGCAGGAAGCCGAGCACGCGACAGGCCGCGCCTTTGTCTCCCAGAAGTGGCGCGTCACGCTCGATTCATTCCCGGCCGCGATCCGCCTGGCGCGCGCGCCGGCGATGAGCGTGGAAAGCGTCAAGTTCTACGACCAGGCCGGCCAGCTGCAAACCCTGGATCCTGCGGATTACTATGCCGACATCGTGTCCCAGCCGGGTTACATCGTTCCCGGTATCGGCAAGGCCTGGCCCTCGACCCAGGTGCGCGCCAATGCCGTCACCGTCGATATCACGTGCGGATATGGACCCGACAGCACGACCACGCCGGAATGCGCGGCCCTGTACATCCTGGCGCGCCTGGCCGAGCAATGGGAGCCTGCGTCGAAGGAATTCAAGGGTACGGTGCAGTCAGATTTCATCGGAGGCCTGCTCGATCCGATCAGGACGTATGGATGAGCCCCTTCGAGATGGATAAGCGGGTGACCCTGCAGCGCCGCAGCGAGGGCAAGGATTCAAGTGGTGCCCTCGTGGATGGTTGGGTGAACGTGGTCGAGACCGGCGACGGAAAAATTTGGGCGCAGATCACCGACATGACCGGCCGCCAGTACCTCGCCGCGCATGCCACCCAGAACGCGGTATTGACTCGCATTCGGATCTGGAAGCGCCCGGGCGTGTTGGCGAAGATGCGCGTGCTGCACAACGATGATGTCTATGACATCGAGGAGGTGCTGCGGCCCGATAACCGCCGGCTCTACCTGATGTGCACGCGAGGAATCAACAATGGCTGACACGAAAAACCTGACCGGTTTTAAGGAGTTGGCCGATGCACTGCGAAAGCTGGGGCCGCGTGTCGCGAAGAATTCACTGCGTCGTGCGGTCTCGTCCGGTGCGGCCGAGGTGCGCAACGAGGCCCGCAATCGGGTGAAGGTAAAGTCCGGCACGACAAAACGGGCGATCGCCATGAAGCGCGAGAAGGACACAAAAGGCGAGACCAGCGCGAAATACTCCGTCTACGTGCGGCAGGCTAAAAACGGCAGTGTCGGGCAGAAGGGTGTGGCTGCCTACGGAAAATACGACGCCTACTACTGGCGCTTCTTAGAATTCGGCACGTCCAAGATGTCCGCCAAACCGTTCATGCGCCCGGCGTTCGAAGCGAAGAAGGAGCGCGCTGTCGAGGTGATCGGCGAGGTGCTTGGCGCCGGGATCGAGGCGGCAGCGAAGGAGCTGACTAAATGAGCATCCTGGCCGACTTCGACGCGCTGGCGAGCCCTATCTTTTCCGGCCGAGCCTATCGCAACACCGCTGGCGACAATCCGACTGTACCGTACGCCACGTTCTTTCGGGTCGTCGGCATCGAGGGTTCGACGCTCGACACGAATGGTGGTACCGACAACGAGACGAACACGCGCATCCAACTGGACGTGTATTCGCGCAGCGGCGCCGAGCTGGAGTCGCTGGTCGACGCGATGAAGGATGCGCTCAAGGCCTGGTCGGTTTCCAACGTCATTCTGATGGAAATGGACGGCTTCGAGGACGACACGAAGCTGCACCGCACCACGCTCGACATCTCCACCTGGCACCAATAACCGCTTCACCACTCCCAACCCGCCCGCTGATGCGGGTTTTTTTTCGTCAAAGGATCAAACCATGTCCGGAATTTCCGCGCAAGGCAGCAAGCTCGAAGTCGCCACTGGCACCGGTGGCGCGAAAACCATCACCGCCATCACGCCCGGCAACCCCACCATCTTTACGAGTGCAGGCCACGGCTTCACCAATGGCACCGCAGTGACGCTGGCTAGTATCGTCGGTACCATCTCAGCGCAGCTGAACGGCGAGACCCACATCGTCTCCAATGTCACGGCGAACACTTTCGCCCTGCTCGATGAGGATTCGACCGGCATGGCCTACACCTCGGGCGGCACGGCGACGCCAGCAACGTACACCCAGGTCCTGGGCTTCCTGTCCTTTGACGGTTTCGACGGTGCGGCCAGCGACATCGACACCACAGACCTGCAAAGCACGGCCATGGAGTACATCAACGGCCTGGTGGACAACGGCAAATTCGGCTTCGAACTCAAGACGCTCAATGCCGACAACGGGCAGAACGCCCTGCGCGCGGCGCGCGTGAGCGGCGCGGTTACCGGCCTGCGGTTGACGCTCCCTGACACGAAGGTCGCGACGTTCAATGCGCTCATCAAATCCATGCCGATCGCCGGCGGCGTCAACGCCGTCCTGAAGGGTAAGACCGACACCAAGATCACCGGGCCGGTGACCTGGTCGTAATCGCCGCCCCAATAAACAACGCAATAGGAATTTCACAATGACACTGTTGACAAAATCCGCAATCCTTGGCGCGTCCGACCTGCCGCATGAAGATGTATCAATTCCCGAATGGGGCGGCACCATCCGTGTGCGCGTGATGACCGGGCTGGAGCGGGATGAGTTCCGCTCCGAAATCGCTACCGATGGCGGCGCGTCCATCGGCAATTTCTCGGCGGCCTTACTGGCAGCGACGTGCATTGACGAAAACGGCGAACGCCTGTTCTCGATGGGCGACATCGCGGCGATTCGTGCCAAGCGCGCCACTCTGCTTGATGTTGCGGCCGGCGTTGCGGCGCGCATCAACGGACTGGGCGGTCAAGCTGCGGAGGATGCCTCAAAAAACTCGTCCAGCGGCCAGAGCGACGATTCTGGTTCCGACTCGCAAAAGAACTCGGAAAATCCGTAAGGCAAGCGCAGCTGGAAATCAGTTCGGCGGAATTTACCGAGTGGATGGCCTATTACGAGCTTGAGCCATTCGGCGACCAGCTAGCCGACTTGCGGCACGGCGTGGCGGCGGCCCTGGTTGCCAATATCAACCGAAACCGCGAATCAACGCCAGAGCCTTTTCGCGCGGCGGATTTCATTCACTGGGGCGAACAGGCTAATACCACGGAAGTCGCGGAACCAGTCTTGCTGGATGACCCGATTGCTCAATCGAATCTCATTCGTGCGGCGATATTTGGTATAGCACCAGCGCCCACGACTAACTAAGTATAGCCAGCGACGCTGGTTTTTTTGATCGGGCAAATATGGGACAAGCGCAAATTGGATCGCTGGTCGTGTCTCTTGAAGCGAACATGGCGAAGTTCACGTCCGACATGGAGAGGTCAGCCAAGACGACTGAGAACGCCATGAGCCGGATACAGTCCGGCGTCAATCTTGTGAAGGGGGCGCTGGTCGCATTGGGTGCTGCGGCGGCAGTTGAGAAATTGGTGGAGGGTGTTCACGGGGTGATCGAGTACGCCGATCACCTCAACGATCTTTCGAAATCCACTGGTCTCGCCATCGAGACGCTGGACGGTCTCAGTTTGACCGCCAAGCAGTCTGGCACCGACCTCGACGGACTCGCAGACTCAATTTCTAAGCTGTCGGTCAACATGGGGAAGGATGCGGAGAAGTACCGTGCGCTGGGAATTACCGCGAAGGACCCGATCGAGGCGTTTAAACAGCTGTCTGACATCTTCGTTGGGATTCAAGACCCGCAACTGCGCGCGGCGCTGGGTGCTGAGGCGCTCGGGAAGTCTTGGAAAAGCTCCGCCCCGGTTTTGGCGGAGGGTAGCAAGAGCATCGGCGAGATGATTCAGAAGGGTCATGATCTTTCGGGCGTTACGAAGGAAACGGCCGAGATGGCCGACAAATTTAACGATTCGATGGCCGAGTTGGAAGCCGCCCAGACCAGCTTGTCCCGCGAGCTGGCGAGGGATCTCTTGCCGTCACTAAGCGCAATTGCCCAGGCAATGGCGGATGGCTATAGGGAGGGTGGGAAGTTGCGGGCCTTCTTGATGGGCCTTAATACGCTTGGCGGGGCTCTGTTCAGCGACGAGTACCAGGACGACGCCGTCAAAGTAAAAAATTTGACCGAGAAGTTGGACGAACTCTACTCCGCCAAAAAGCGCATAGCGAGCATGCCTGAGGCAGGGCAGAAAATAGCGGCGCTTTTCGTCGATCCACGAGATCGAGATGCTGACATTGCGACGGCGGAGGCTCAGATCGCCTTCCTGCGCAAGAAAATGGCCGACGCCACAAAGGCACCAGAACAGGAGCAGGAAGATCCCCAACTCAAGAAGAAAGTAAAGGCATTTATTCAGCCGCCGGGCAACGAGAAGTCACTTCTAAGTGGAAGACTGAAGGATATCGAGAATATCTACAGTCAGGAGCGCGACACAACGGCGTACCACGAACGTTATATGCAGGAGCTTCGTGCTCAGGATGTTGTGGATATCGCGACCTATGAGAGTTTCAAGGCATCGTCCTTAGAAAATTCCCGGGTATTGGCAGAGCGCGCATACGACGCGGAGATTGCGATTCTCACGAAGGCCAAAGCTGCGGCGACGAAGGAGAACGACAGGGCTGAGATCGACAACCAACTGAAAGATAAGCGCGCCGCGAAGGAGCGGGCGCGCCTCGACGCAGCTCAAGCCGGGGCTTTGCAAATTCTCGACTTGTCCGCCGCCCAGTCGGAACTTAACAAAAACGTCAAGGAATGGATCATCCAGCAGGACCAGGCGGCCAGCCAGTTCCAGTTTGAGATTGACCTATGTGGCAAGTCTACGATCGAGGTCGCCAAGCTCACTGCGGCGCGCCGAATCCAGTTGCAGGTAGAGGAAGAGATCCGGCAGAAACAGAAGGAGTCCTCCGTACCAATCGACCGAAGCGGTTTCGACAAGGCTGCCGCCGCCGCGATCGCGAAGAGCAACGCCCTCTACGACCAGGCGGACGCTCAGCAGCGCGACCCCTGGTTCAACATGCAGGAATCTATCCGTCGGTACGGCGAGGAGGCAAGTAACGTCGGCGCGCAGATTGGGAATGCGATGACCGATGCCTTCCATGGTGCTGAGGATGCTTTCGTCCAATTCACCATGACCGGCAAGCTCAGTTTCAAAAGCCTTGCCTCATCCATCTTGGCGGACATCGCTCGTATCGAATCGCGTAAAGCGATCTCAGGGCTCCTGTCGATGGCTACCAAGTACTTGTTTGGCGGCGGCGCTGAGCCTTCTAGCGGCCCTGGCTCGTCCGGCTGGGATGGCTACGGCAATATGACTGAGGTGGATGGTAAATTCGCTGCCGGCGGCACGGTGCTGGGCGGCTCGACATACCTGGTGGGCGAGCGCGGGCCGGAGATTTTCAAACCCGCAGGCGCGGGCACCATCATCCCAAACAGCAAAATCGGCGGTGCCGGCGGTGGTGTCGAGGTCAATGTAATCGTCAATGCAGACACAGGCCAAAGCCAAAGTGATTCGAAGGGCGACGGCCGCGAGATGGAGCGCCTCGGCAAGCTGATCGGCGACAAGGTGCGCGAGACGATCATTCAGGAAAAACGGATGGGCGGGATGCTGGCATGACGACCTTCACGATTGTGCCGGCGACCGCGCAACTGGCGAAGAGGCCGAAGATCCTCGCGGCGGCGTTCGGCGACGGCTACACGCAGCGCACACCCAACGGCCTGAACTCGAATCCCGCCACCTGGCAGTTGACGTTCAACTTCCGGACACTGGCGGCGTCCCAGGCTTTCCTGGCATTCCTCGATGCCCTCGGCGGCACCGTGGCCTTCACCTGGACCGCGCGCGGCGAGGCAGTGGCAAAGCGCTGGACGTGCAAAGAGTACGGCGTCAGCGAGGCGCCTGGTGCCATTTGGCGCGGTAGCGCGACCTTCGAGCAAGACTTCGGGAACTGATATGTCGAACACCATTGCAACGGAAGTCCAACTGCTCGCGCCCACGGCGCTAGTTGAACTATACGAGTTGGACCTGACCAAGTACGCCGGCGGCGTTCTGCGCTTTCACGCCGGCACGAACGAGCTCAACACCGATGTGACGTGGCAGGGCCAGGTCTACACGCGCTTCCCGATCAAGGCGACAGGGTTCGATCGGCGCAGCTCCGGAACGTTGCCACGGCCCGTTTTGCAGGCGTCCAACACGCAGGGGCTGCTGTCCGGCGCGGCGCGCGCCAGCTCGTACTACCTCGGATGCAAGGTCACGCGCCGGCGTACGTACGCGCGCTTCCTCGATGCGGTCAATTTTTCAGCTGGCAATCCGACCGCTGACCCGAATCAGCATTTCCCTGACGACGTGTTCTATGTTGATCGGAAGTCGAATGAGACGCCGACTCTGATCGAGTGGGAGCTGGCCAGCGCCTTCGACATTCAGGGAGTGATGCTTCCGCGCCGCCAGGTCATCCAGAACTGCTGTGCTTGGGTGTACCGCTCGTCCGAGTGCGGGTATGCCGGCGGCCCGGTCGCGGATGCTATGGACGTCCCGACATCGAATTCCGCACTCGACAAGTGCAGCAAGCGCTTGAGCGGCTGCAAGCTGCGCTTCGGCGCGAACGGGGTCCTGCCCTATGGGGGCTTCCCAGGCGTCGGCTTAGTCCGGTGACCAGTATTTCGACAAACACAACCGCCTTCGGGCGGTTTTTTATTGGGCGATCGATGGACGAATCAACCCTGCAGGCGATCCGCGACCACGCGCAGGCCGAGTATCCGCGCGAGTCGTGCGGTGTCGTGGTGGTGCGCCGCGGCCGTGAGCGCTACTACCCATGCCGCAACACCGCGCTGGGCGACGATCATTTCTCGATTCACCCGGAGGACTACGCCGGCGCCGAGGATGAGGGCGAAATCACCTGCATCGTGCACTCGCACCCGAACGTGGCGCCATTACCAAGCGCTGCCGACCTGGTCGGCTGCGAAGCGTCCGGCCTGCCGTGGCTGATCGTCAATTGGCCGACGGGTGCCATCCATGAATTTGCTCCGAGCGGCTATGTCGCGCCGCTGGTGGGCCGGGTCTATTCGTACACGGTGCTCGACTGCTACACGCTGATTCAGGACTACTACCAGCGCACGCTCGGCATCACGCTCAAGGACTTCCCGCACCCGGAGCGGTTTTGGGAGACGGGCGGGAGCATGTACCTCCAGCACTACGAGGAGGCCGGTTTCGTCCAGGTGGACCAGATCGCCTTGCACGACGTGCTGCTGATGCAGATCGGGGCCAGCACGCCGAACCATGGCGCCGTCTATGTCGGCGACGGAAAAATCATGCAGCACCTGGAGCATCGCCTGTCGAGCGTCGACGTGTGGGGCGGGTTCTGGGAGAAATGCACCGTGAAAATTATTCGGCACAAGGATTTGCTATGCGTGAAGTGAGACTGTACGGACACCTGGCCAAACAATTCGGCAAGGTGTTCACGCTCGATGTCGCCAGTCCCGCAGAGGCAGTGCGCGCGCTGTGCGCGAATTTCCAAGGCTTCGATGCGGCAATGGCCGGCCACAAACCTGGCTATCGAGTCTTCGTGGGCAGGGGCGACATCGGCATGGATGATCTGGCGTTTCAGAGTGGCACTGCACCGATCAAAATCGTACCTGTGGTTGCTGGCGCCAAGAATGGACTGGGCCAGGTGTTGGTCGGCGTTCTAATCATCGTCGCGGCCTTCTACACGGGCGGCGCCTCGCTGTCGGCGAGTGGCGCCGTGGTGGCCGGGACAACTGGCACGATGGCCCTGAGCTTCGGCGTCAGCATGGTTGTCGGCGGCCTTTCTCAGATGTTGATGTCGGCCCCGAGCACGGCATCGCCAAAGGAGGCGCCCGGCAGCGAGCCGTCGTATGCGTTCAACGGCCCGGTCAACACCACTGCGCAAGGCAATCCC